GATGATGCTCACGGTATCAGAGATGAAAATGGAAATGAACAATTAATTTTTGAAACAACTGGTTCTGCAGTAAACCACATTGATATAACAAACGCTGCAACAGGATCAGGACCAGAGATTGGTGCAGTTGGAGATGATTCTAATATTAACTTAGAGTTAAGACCAAAAGGAACTGGTGAAGTACAAATTGGTACAGGATCTGCAACAGCAACTCTTACGTCAAGTGGTGCTTATGATTTAACTTTAGATACAAATGGTGGTACAAACTCAGGTACAATTACAATTACAGATGGTGCTAATGGCGCAATCACAGCTACACCTAATGGAACTGGTGAAGTAGTTGTTGGTGGTAATACCAATCCAGGTACTCTTGTTCTTAACTGTGAATCTAACTCTCACGGAATTAAATTACAGTCACCTCCACATTCAAGTTCACAGAGCTACACACTTAAATTTCCAACAGGAAATGTTACAGCAGACAGATTTTTAAAAGTAGCTAGTATTACAGGTTCAGGTACAACAGCAGTTGGTCAATTATCTTTTGCTGAAGTATCAGGTGGTACTTCTTGGCAAGCAGTAAAAACTTCTAACTTTACGGCTGCAGCTGGAGAAGGTTACTTTGTAAATACTACAAGTGGAGCGATAACAATGACTTTACCTGCTGGAACAATAGGAGATGAAGTTGTGTTTATCGATTACGCAGGTACATTTGACACTTATGCATTGACAATTGCAGCAGATGGTTCAGAAAAAATTGCAGGATCAACAGCTGACTTAACAGTTTCAATAGAAAGAGCAGGGAATACTTTAGTGTACACGGATTCTACACAAGGGTGGCTGCTAAAGAATAAATAATCATGGCTACATATAAAGAAAGTGTTGGGACGGCAGTCGTCAACTTCGCTGGTAATAATCCAGCAGTTGTGGATGGTCAGTTATGGTACGATAGCACTAACAAAGATTTTAAATATCAATTCCCAGCAACAACACCAGCAGCGACTTGGTCAACAGCTAATCCAATGAATACGGCAAGAGCATATAATTTTGCTACAGCAGGAACTAAATCTGCTGCATTAAACTTTGGTGGATTCGGACCTCCAATTACTGGTAAAACAGAATTATGGGATGGTGTTGCTTGGACTGAAGTATCTGATTTAAATGATCCTAGACATTCAAATGCTGGATGTGGTACTTCAACATCAGCTTTATCTACTGGTGGAACTTCACCTGGAACTACAGCTAATACAGAATTATGGGATGGAAGTTCTTGGACAGAAGTTAATGATCTAAATACTGCTAGAGAAAGACTTGCTGCAGCAGGTGCAAATAGCACTGCGGCTTTAGCTTTTGGTGGAGGAACTCCATCAGTTACAGCAGCAACAGAAACTTGGAATGGTTCTGTTTGGACTGAAGTATCAGATTTAGATGTGGCTAGAAACCAACTTGGTGGTGCTGGTATTTCAACAGCTGCATTAGCTTTTGCTGGTAGTCCTTCAACTGCAGATGCAGAACAATGGAATGGATCTAATTGGACAGAGGTTGCAGACATGAATACTGCAAGATATGCATTAGGTTCTGGAGGACTTTACACATCAGCCGTAGCAATGGGTGGAGAACCTAAAACAGGTAAAACAGAATTATATGATGGAACTTCTTGGACAGAAGTTACAGATATGAATACAGCAAGACAAACACTTGGTGGTACAGCATCAAACAATACTTCTGCTTTAGCTTGTGGTGGAGATGCACCTCCTGGTTCACCTTCATATACAGCAGCAACAGAATTATTTGCAGGTGCAGGTGTACCAATTGGTGCTTGGTCAACCGGTGGGGCAATGAACACTGCTCGATCAACAGGAGGAGGAGCAGGTGTTTCTTCTGATTCTGCTTTAGCTTTTGGGGGAGCATCACCATCAAGAACGGCTGTAACAGAATTATATGATGGGTCTAGTTGGACTGAGGTAAGTGATTTAAATTTAGCAAGAGATTATGTACAAGGAAATGGAACTACAACATCAGCAATAGCATCTGGTGGAGAAACTCCAGGTGGTCGATCTGCTGATGCTGAAACTTGGAATGGAAGTAATTGGACAGAAATATCTGATATAAATGAAGCTAGATATGCTGCCGGTGTTGCTGGAGCTAACAGCACATCTGCATTAATGTTTGGTGGAAGTAGTGGACCGGTAACTGGTGGAGATGCTAGAACGGAACTATGGAATGGAAGTAATTGGACAGAAGTTACAGATTTAAATACTGGAAGATCATATTTAGCAGGAAATGGAATTTCTACAGCAGCGTTAGCCGTAGGAGGATATAAAAACACAGAATCTCCTCCTAACAGGAATAATACTGAATTTTATAATGGAACAAACTGGACAGAGTTAAATAATTTAAATACTGCAAGAAATGGATTAGAATCAGCAGGAATTTATACATCAGCAATAGCTTTTGGTGGTAATGCTGCATCACCAAGATATGCTATAACAGAAGAATGGAATAGTGCCAGTTGGACAGAGGTTGCAGATTTATCAACAGCAAGAACTAATATGATGAGAGCAGGAACTACAAGTTCGGCAGTAGGTATTGGTGGAGCTACTGCTGCACCTGCAAATACTGGTGACACAGAAGAATGGAGTGGAAGTTCAACTACAATTAAGGTATTAACAGATTAATTAAGGAGGAAACTATGGCAAAAACATATCAATACTGTGTAGCAGAAAACTGGGGAAAAGGTTTTATCGATCATGATGAATCTTGGAGAATCACGTTTAAAGGCTATCCAGCGAATGTTTGGCAAGTTCCTGCATACAACAAACATGCTAATCTTTGGATTGCCAAAGTAGCGGGCGCAATCAAAACAAAAGACGAAGCTCAAGCACTTGTTGATGCAGAGGTTCAAGCAGCGCAAGCTGCGTGGGACGCTTTACCTGATGCTGACAAAGCACCAGCAGTAGAGTCTAACACAAGACCTGCTGACATAATATTAGAGGAATAAAATTTAAATGTCTGAGTATAAAGAAATACACGGAACAAAAATTCGGACTTATACAACTAATCCTGATAATCCGATCATAGGAGAGGTGTGGTATAATGCGACTGATAAAGTATTAAAGTATACAGCAAACAATGTAACATCAGCTGGTTCATGGTCCTCTGGTAATAATATGAATACTGAAAGAGCATACATGGGAAATACAGGCATTCAAACCGCTGCTTTAAGTGTAGGAGGTGCAACTATCCCACCAGTCGTAGCAAATGTAGAACAATATAATGGAACAAGTTGGACAGAAGTTGGAGATATAAATACTGCAAGATGGCAACTAGCAACAGGAGGAACTTATACTTCCGCTATAGCTTTTGGCGGAGCAACAGGTTTTCCTGCAGGTAGTGCAGTTGCAAACGCAGAAACATTTACTGGTAGTAGCTGGACTGAAACAACAGATTTAAACCAAGCAAGAAGATTAGTAGCAGGAGTAGGTGCTAGTAGCACTTCAGCAATAGCTTTTGCTGGATTTAATCCTGGTCCTTCAGTTTATGATCTTACAGAAACTTGGAATGGTAGCACTTGGACAGAAACTGGTGATTTAAATACTGCCAGAAGAGATTGTGGTTCTACTGGTGATGCTACCGCAGCATTGGCTATTGGAGGACAATCAAGTGATACTAATGCTACAGAATCTTGGAATGGGTCTAATTGGACAACACTTTCTGCAACATTAAATCAGGCAAGAGGTGCAGCGGCATCTTCAAAAATTTCAACAACATCTGCTTTATTTTTTGGAGGAGATATTGCACCTGGAAGAACAGGATTAACAGAATTATACAATGGGACTAGTTGGGCAGAGCAAGCTGATTTATCATTAGTTAGAAGAAATTTAGGAGGAGCTGGATCCGGTAGTACATCTGCACTAGCTTTTGGTGGAGAGGATTCTCCTGCTCCTTCGTTTGCACAAACAGAACACTGGACAGGTGCTGGTGCATCAATTGGTGCTTGGTCTACAGTTAATAGTATGAACACTGCTAGAAGAGCACTTACTGGATTTGGAACTTCAACAAACGCCGTAGCAGCGGCAGGTATATCTGGTAGTCCTCCAGATACATATAATTATACAGAATTATATAATGGAACTAGTTGGACTGCAGCAAATAATATGAACCTTGGAAGATATGAACTTGGAGGTTTTGGAATATATACATCAGGTATTGTAATGGGAGGAGAAGCACCAGGTTCTCCTGGTAATAAAGCAGAAACAGAATCTTGGAATGGATCTAACTGGACTGAAACAACAGATTTAAATACAGCTAGATATCGTCCAAGAGGAGCAGGAGCTAATTCTACAGCAGGTTTAGCAATTGGTGGAAACACTAGTTCTCCAACTTTTACTAATGCCACAGAATCTTGGAATGGATCTAATTGGACTGCAGTTACTGCTTTAAATACAGGTAGAGGCCTTGGCGCATCAAATGGAACTGCAACATCTGCATTATACTATGCAGGAAATAGTTCTGTCCCAACTTATACAGTATTGACAGAAAAATGGAATGGCAGTAACTGGACTGAAGTAAACGATATGAATACTACAAGAAGAAATTTAGGAGGTGCAGGTACAGATAATACAATAGCAATAGCTTTTGGTGGATATACGTCTCCAGGTGCTGTAACAGGTGCAACAGAAGAATGGAATGGAGTAAGTTGGACAGAAGTTGCAGATTTAAATACTTCAAGAGAAGCTTTGGGTAACGCTGGAACAAGTCCAACTAATGCTGATGCTTTAGCTTTTGGTGGAACACCACCAATATCAGCAGCAACAGAAAAATGGAGTGGTACATCAACTCTAACTAAAACGGTAAGCACGGATTAATTATGACAACATACAAAGAATTAAAAGGATCACAAGTTCAAGTAGTATCATCTGATCCAACTTTTTTAGAAGGACAAGTTTGGTATAATACAACTTCTAATACCTTAAAGGGTTTTAAATTAATTGCTACTGGAGCTTGGTCTACAGGTGGAAGTTTAAATGCTGCTAGAAGATATGTTGGAACTGCGGCAGCAGACAGCTCATCTGGAATAGCTTTTGGTGGTAATACATCAGGAAGCACTTATGTTGATAATACAGAATCATATAATGGTAGCACTTGGACTGAAGTCAATGATTTAAATCATGCAATAGGACTTCATGGTGGGACTGGAACTGCAACAGCAGCAATATCTTTTGGAGGGTACGATACAGAAGTTAGGGCATATACAGAAACGTGGAATGGAACTAATTGGACGGAAGTAAATGCTTTAAATTCAGCTAGAAGTTCTATAGGAGCCGCAGGAACTAATACAGCAGCGTTAGGATACGGAGGATATACTGGAGGATCACCAGTTAATTCTCACAGAGTAGACCTTACAGAAGTTTGGAATGGAACTAACTGGACTGAAACAACAGATATGGCTGTTGGTAAAAATTCAGTGGCAGCAAATGGAACTTCAACATCAGCACTAGCTACTGGTGGATATAGTTCTGCTGGAGCAACAGTCGACACTACAGAATCTTGGAATGGAAGTAATTGGACAGAAACTGGTGATTTAAATACTGCACGATATTCTGCAGGTGGAGCAGGAGCTGATAATACATCAGCTTTAGTTTTTGGTGGTACAGGTCCACCACCTAAAATGGCAGTTACAGAACAATTTAACGGAACAAATTGGACAGAAGTTGCAGATTTATCTACGGGAAGAGAAGATATAAATAGTGGAGGATCAGGAACAGTTACGGCTGCGTTATGTGTTGGTGGTGATGATGGCTCACCAACAGGAGCAACCGAAGAATGGTCAAGCACTACACCTTCAACAGTAACATTTACAGCTTCTTAATACTTGTAATATCTTTTAATTAATATATATTAGTATTAACTATAAAGGATAAAGCTATGAAAAAAGACGTTAAAGAAGTTATACAAGGTGAAGAACCACATTTAAATAATTTGTTATCAACAGAAGATTTGTCATCATTTAAAGGTATGGTAGACGAGCTTCGTGATACATGGACCAAGAAACAAATGTTTCGAACAGAAACAGAGGCAAGGTTTTCTGTATTACAAGACAATAGATACCCAACTAAAGCTGCAAAATATTGGCAGTGTGTAAGAGAACAATCATCATACTTAGATAACCTAATGACTTTATCATTTGATTATAGAAGAAATGAAGCAAAGATTAAATGGTTAGAAGGTAAAGTTGAAAAAGAAGAAGACGAATACAAAAAAACTAAATATCAAATAGATTTGGATGAGGCTATATTTGCTAAAGCATCTATGGAAAAAATTGCAAGACATAGAATGCGTGAGATAAAAATGTGGTCTAAATTAAAGAAAGAATTTAACGACGGATCATTCAATGATAAAGACGTTAATGTTCATCAATTAGAATCATATGGTATGCAATATCATGAGAAAGCTAAAACATTAAATAACAATTCATCAGAAGCTGAAATATTTAATGTAATGGGTCAATTACAATCATTACAAAGAATTAAAAAGTCTGGTGAATTAGAACAAAGCTATACAGAGAAAGAACAAATTGAACAACATGGAAAACCCAAAGTTTGATTTTGTATTTTTAGGTCAATCGATTTTAAAGTATCAAGTGCCATTTGATATATTTAATTCTATTAATTATATTTATGAAACTAACTTTAATAATCTAGCACCTGCTAATGGACAGTTAGTAGGTAAGATAGAAAAAGAACATTCTTTATTTTATAATGGTGCAGATCAGACAAAGATGAAAAATCATAATATGTTACCAAGAGATGTAACAAATTATTTTATGGAAATGTTTAAACATTATTTAACATTTAATAAAATTAGAGATTATGAAACTCATTTAAATTCTATTTGGATTAATGAAATGAAACAACATGAGTATAATCCTGCGCATATTCATAGAGGTATGTTGTTTACTGGTTTGTCTAGTGTAATGATTTTAAAATTACCATCAACATATGGTAGAGAATATTCAAATGCTGAAGTACCACAAAACGGTAAATTACAAATAATGGGGGCAGCTAATGGTCAGTTTGCAAAAATAGATTATGCACCACCAATGAATCTTAGAGACTTTTATATTTTTCCATATGATATGAGACACTGTGTTTATCCTTTTAATGGAACCGATGAAGTAAGAAGAACTCTTGCTGCAAACTGTGACGTAGAATTTGATCCAATAAAAAATAGAGGTGCATCATAATGGAAAAACAATATTACATAGATAATCATATAGGTGTGTTTAAAAATTTTATGCCAAACGAATTCATAGATAATTATATAAATTATTTTAATAAGTGCGAACAACAAGGTGCAGTGTATCCAAGAAGAGAAGATGAGATGTTAGTATCTGATAATGCAATAGATACTATTAGAGATACTAATGTTGCAATGACTTATAACAACAAACCTTTTATAGATATGTTTTTTAAAGATGTATATCCTCTGTATGTTCAAAAATATTCATACTTAAAAAAACTAGCTACACATAATATACTTGAGGTTAAGATACAAAAAACAAAAATAGGTGAAGGTTATCATTTTTGGCATTGTGAAAATGCTGAGATGAAAGCAAGAAATAGAATACTAGCTTTTATGGTTTATCTTAATGATGTTACAGAAGGAGGAGAAACAGAATTTTTATATCAAAAGTGTAGATTCAAACCAGAAAAAAACACTATGTTAGTTTGGCCTGCACAATTTACACACGTTCATAGAGGCAACCCTCCTCTATCAAATGATAAGTATATAATAACAGGATGGGTAGAATACGGATATTAATATGATAACAGAACCACGATGGAGATCTTTTATAGTTGAAACAACCGTACCAATTTTTACACCAGAACAATGTCAGATGATTATTGAAGCTGGAAGAAGTGAACCTAGAAATGATGCTGGAGTTGGAAATGAAAAAGGAATTAAAGGTGGGGTTATAGATACCAAAACCAGAACCTCACACATTAGCTGGATACCATTTAAAAAGATGATGCCTATGTACAAGACAATAGAACAGGTTATGAAACAAACAAATGGTAATCACTTTGGTTTTGATGGAATGCAGATAACAGAAATGGCACAGTACACAGAATATCCAGAAGGTGGGTTTTATGAATGGCATGTAGATAATGATGTTAATTGTCAACATGAACCACCTGTAAGAAAAATATCTATGACTTGTTTATTGTCTCCTGAAAATGAATTTGAAGGTGGAGATTTAGAACTTCAATCTGAAGGTAAAGTTGCAAAAATAAAACAAGGTCATGCAATATTTTTTGCATCATTTATTAGACATAGAGTAAAACCAGTAATACGTGGTAATAGAAAATCTTTAGTTATGTGGTTTGGAGGCACACCATTTAAATGATTAAGGCTGCATACTTTCCAACTATTATATATGCTAAAGATGTTAATTTAGATAACAGGCTTTTTGAAAAAGAAGTTCTTGCTTGGGCTAATCAAGATGAGGGAGTTAAAAGAACTAATGTAAAAGGCTGGCATAGCACAACTAATATGCATCAGATACCTGTGTTTAAACCTTTAGTTGATGAATTATTTAAAATGCAAAATGAAGTGTTTCAAGAAGAGTGGTTAGAAAGTGGGGCTATTATAGGTAATATGTGGGCTAATATAAATCCTCCAGGTGGATATAACAGGCCTCATATACATCCTAACTCTCATTTTAGTGGTGTGTATTATATTAAAGCACCTAAAAACTCTGGACAGATAATATTTAATGAACCAAGATCTACAGCACATATGGTTATGCCAAGAAGAAGAGAAGGAAAACCACCTTCACATCTATGGAGAGAGGTTCGTGTAGATCCATTAGAAGGTAGAATAGTCATGTTTCCAGCATGGCTTTGGCATTGTGTTGAACCAAACGAAAGCAATGATATAAGAATATCAGTGTCATTTAATTTTTTACAGAAAGGGTTTAATGTTTAGAGATTATAAATATCAAGTAATTAAGAAAGCGTTATCCTATGACATGGCTAATTTTATACTTAACTATTTCTTACTTAAAAGAGATGCAA